GCGGCAAGACCATTTGTTGATCCGATACTTGACGATGTAGAGCCCGAGGTCGATTCTATTTTTTCTGAGTTTTAAAAGGAGGTATGTATGCTGATTATAAGGAATCCAACAAATGTTTTTGATGTAAATGAGGTGCATAGAGGCACCTTGATATATGCAAAGCACAAAACTTGGAGCGATCCGGAAATGGGATTTGTAGTTTCCGTAACTGGAAATAAGCTTATTGTCCAATATCCACCACGAATCGGAAATGTAACAAATCACTTTTTTGTGTATGCTGACGAGGTGGCAAACGGGGATTGGGAAATCCGCTACAGTAATGATCTGCAGGTGATATCAAAACATCCGGACGGAGGAGAATAGGATGAATCTAATAAATCTGATTTATAAAAGATTGCTGGAATCCGAGAAAATAAAAGCGCTGTGTGCTACTTATGCAGGGAAGCCAGCCATATTTAACACAGAAGCCCCAGACGATAAGCAGGAGGGGTGGGGTGGAAAAGTCCAGTACCCAAGGGTTACCTTCTCGTGCGATATGCAGGCGAATGAGGAACGATCAAGCGTAGGCACTCTTAATATCGTAGCTTACACAGAAAGCACCTCTCTGGTCATTTTAGAGATTGAAGCGGCTATTAAGGAGTGCTTTAGGGATATCCTAATTTATCCGGAAGATGGTGGTCCGTATAGCTTTGCGTGGGCGAGGACAGATCCGTTTTTATTGGAGGGGAATATCATAGGTCAAGAGGTTTCTATTGATCTAATGGAATACTCTCCGCAGGAGACTACCGATCCGGATCCGGTTGTTGCATTAAATCAATACATAAAGGAACTTTACCCGGAATCCATTATTATTGGGATGGACAGGTTGAAAGAATTTACAGATACGGCAGAAACCCCGGTGTTTTACAGTAGACTTTGCACCTTAAATAAAGTGGCCGGACATAACATGAATACGGTTGCGTGGATGGACTGCAGAATAGCGGTCCATCTTTTGTGTCCGGATAAGTCAACGAATATAAAGATGATCGCAGCTGTTGCGCAACGGATTTCCGCAGATGAAAGAATTATCTTACTTGACGGTTCTCCAATGAATGTATCGGAGGTTCAGTTGGATAGACAGGCAGACTATCTGAAAACTGGACAATTATACATAACAGGAAGATACGGAATACTGAAATATAAGGCAAAACAGCATGCGATTATGAAAAATATCATTATGAGTAAGGAGGAATAAGCAGTATGGCAGAAACAAAAACGGCGAATGCACAGGCATCAACAAAAGAAAAGGCGCCCAGAAAGAGGGAAGCGGTAGAAACGGTATATACCGCAGAAGAGCTTTCGAATGCGTCAGAACGTTTCGGGACAAGAAAAGAATGTGTCGCAGCAGCCCTTAAATATTACGGGAAAGACAAGGCGACACTTAAAGAGGCAAAAGAACTCGTGAATAAATTTTTGAGTAAGGAGGTCAAATAATGGCTGGTACATTTATTGCTGGTGAAACAAAGATTCGGCCAGGAACATATTTCAATATTCAGAAGGTCGGTGACAATCAGATCGCAGGGGCATCAGATGGAGTTGTCGCTATCTTTTTTAAGGCAGATTTTGGTCCGCTTGCACAGGCTATTGAAATCACACCGTCAGAAGGATATGAAAAATTGTTTGGAACTGCGGGAACAACTAACGCAATCCGTGAGGCAATCAAAGCTGGTGTAACAAAATGTGTTTGTGTTCGTGTTGGAAAGGGCGGTACGCAGGCAACGATTACAATCAAAACAGCCGCTGAAGAACAAGTGGAAGCACTTAAAATTACAGCGAAATATCCGGGAGAAAAGGATTTTGCGATTACAGTAAGAGAAAAACTTTCTGATTCAAAAACGAAAGAGTGCATCATCTATTCCGGTGCAAAAGAATTTGAAAAACTGGAATTCCCTGCCGGTGACGATGAGGTTAAGTCGCTTAATCAGGCTTTTATAAACTCAAGATACTTTACATCTGAAGTTATGGCAAGTGCAACGGGGATTCTGGCAGATGTAAGTGAAGAGGTATTTACTCCAGGAACTGCACCAACCGCAACAAATACTGAATACAGTGATGCTTTTGTTGCAGCAGAAGCGTATCGGTTTAACTGTGTTTGTGTGGATACGGAAGATACGGCAGTACATCAGCTTCTCGCATCCTTTGTTGATCGTATATTTAATGCTGGTCAGCTTGCAATGGCTGTTGTTGCTGAGAAGAAGAATGTCGCACTCACAGAAAGAATGGCACACGCTGCGGCATTCAACAGCGAGAAAATGCACTATGTATTGAATGCATCTGCGGAAATTTCCGGTGAGCTTGTTGAAGGATACCTTGTTGCTGCAAGAATAGCAGGAATGATTGCGGCGACTGCTTCAAATAAGTCCTTGACACATACGGTGATGGAAGGATACACAAAACTGAATGATGCGCTAACACCAACGGAAATTTCAACGGCGGAACAGAAAGGCTGCCTTGTTTTGAGTACGAATACAAACGGCCAGATCTGGATTGACAGTGCAATCAATACGCTGGTAAGTCCGGCAGATAATCAGGATGATGGTTGGAAGAAAATCAGAAGGACGAAAACAAGATATGAGTTGATTACGAGATGCAATGATCAGGCAGATGCCCTGATTGGAAAGGTTGACAATGATGTAAACGGAAGAGCTACTGTTGTAAGCCAGCTTCAAAGTGTAATCAATGCAATGATCAATGAAGGGAAACTGGTGTCCGGAACAGCCTCTGAGAACACAACATATCCGTCTGATGGGGATTATGCATATTGTGACATCGAAGTGATCGATAAGGATTCTATCGAGCACCTGTATCTGACATATAAATTCCAGTTTTCAAGCAGAGTAACAGAATAAGAAGGAGGGAAAATAAATGGCTATTAACGAAAGAGCATCATCAGATGCACGTCATGCTCGTACCGGTAAAGATGCCGGTTTGTATAACGGTACCGGAGATCTTCTCGCCTCCATGGAATCATTTCAGGCGAAGGCTACGTACAACAATGTGAAGTATAAA